GCTTTCTTCACGAGCGGTTACGCTGTCAAGGATTCTTGCCAGCGGAGCTTTTGGGTCCAGAAACCTGTACCTAAGCTTGCCAATGCGTGACGCACACCTTTTCGGTCACCACGTCTCACGCCAGCGGCTTTGTAAATCGCGTCAACATCAAACCATTCGCGCATAGTTGCGTCCTGTTCGAGGCAGGCCATCACTAACACCAATGCCACTGCACGTTCAACAGAAACCCCGGTCACTGATGGGTCATAGTCACGATAGCGTTCTGGATACATTAAGTTCCAAACGACTTCGTAAATCCATCTCTCCTCACCATTTTCCGTCCAAACCCTCGAAAGGAATTTCGGACTAACGGCCGAAGTATCGTAGTCACCCTCGTCTAACCTCGTTTCAATTCCGAAGTACATTTTGACCAACTGACAGTGCTTCTCAGCATCCCACGGTTCGGAGCCACGATAATACGTCAAGTTATCATCGCCACACATAAGGGACAAGAAGTGATTCAAATCACAACCCTGCATAAGCAAGACCGTCTCTGTTATGACTTTGTTAACAATGGTATTAATGGCATAGGTCATCCAATCCCCACTTATCTGACCTTTATGCGCGAAGTAAATGCCGTCAGGACCATGAATCTCCTTGTGGATGTAGGAATAAACCATCACGTCAAATAAACGCTGATGCTTTTCATCCATGCCCCCAAACAAGGGTCGAATGATACTGTTGAACACGTCTTCTAGCAACCAGCCAGATTGGTTCATGTCGAAAGAAGAGTAATCAGAACTAAACCACCGATCATATCGATGTCTAGCTCGATGTACCCACGTTCGAACTTCACCATGGGTCATGCTCCCTTCACCCCAAGGACACTTTTTGAACAGATTGATAAAAGGAATAGCAAAGACTCCAGTAAATAGGAGCGCTCTAATATCCTCCATCAAGACTACTCTGCTCTTCAGCTTCCACGTGAACTCATCGACCGGCTTTGAATTACTGGAACGATGAGCAATGACGAGAGGTAAACCATAGCTGCCACGCTCGATGACTTCATCAAACATGGCCTTGCACCATTCACGCGCTGCATCCAGATTCTCTCCCTTAGACCGCCTGCCGGTCTCGAATGCGAAGTAACCCGCATTCTTGTCGAGGTTCTGTTGCATTGCGTCCGATTCCGCTACCGCATCGATTGAAATCGGTTGGAGAGGCTTGCCATTCAACAAACGCTGTAATTGAGCAGCAACACTCGAAAGTGCAGCTTGA